GTAGCCTTATGGGCTAAAAAAACAGCCTGTGACTTATTACCGCGTGAGCTGTTACAACGCTTGCAACAGGCCACTAGGTTGTTAGGGTTGTACGCCTCAGACTTATCATCACTTTTAGATACTGGCACAATATGGTCAACCGTATCTGCCTCAGCATTACAGTAAAAACAAGTGTGGTTATCTCTAGCTAATACGGTTAACCTGACTGCCTTGTACTTACGCTGAGAGCGTGGGTCACCACGTCTAGTACTCATTAGTAATGCCCTATCCTTTTATGTCTATCTAACGCCTTACACGTATCACCTTTATAAATCTTATGATGATGAATATATTTTAAGCCTAAGTCTATTTGTTTGTATGGATTAGTCTCAGTCATCTTTAACAGCTGAGGTATTCCATACGCACTACTCTTAGGGTTATTGGCTTTAGGATTCCATCTACTCTCTAGATTCCATAGAGTAACTAAACATCTATATTGCTTATCATTGAGTAGCTTCATATGAGCATATAGTTTATAGCTCTCTATGTTTGGGTTGTATCCATATGCTGGCGTAATCCCCATTACACATAGGACGGCCGTAAGCACCAAACTGCGCCTGCGAGCTACCCGCGTCAGCGGCTCGCCAGCGAGTGTTGATGCTAGCGTACGTGTCAAATAGGGCGCAACTTTGAGCGTAGCGTTGGGCGTGTTTACACAGCTATTAGTACCTGTGAATAACTCCTGTGGATAACTATTTAACATCTTTACCCCATCCAGTACCCTTAAATATGGCACCTATTGAGCCGTATATCTGCCTCATAGTAAAGCCACAACACATAGGTATATTTACATCGTGTACTGAGCGCTGGGCCTCTATCCGGATGCTGCAGCTAATGCACTCATACTCATACATCGGCATAGGTGACCAACAGGCATACGCTCATCTTGCTACATACCTTGCATTGTAAAACCTTTACGTTAGGTGGCAGGTTATCTGTCACTATGCGCTCTATCTGCTCTGTTATCTTTTTACAGCTGCGACACTCAAAGCGTATTGACTCACTCATAACCGCACCGCCTCTGAGATAGGCAAAAGGGCCACGGTCTTATCAACCTGGCCCCTATCGTCAAACTCTGTTTTTGCCGGCAGCTTCTTTAATGTCCAGGTAACCTTAGTTTTCTTGAGGTTAAAGGCGTAGATGCCTTTAGGTGTAGCATTGACATAAAACGGAGTAAAGCCCAGGCGCTCTGCCTGTTGAGTCAGGGCCTCATACTTCTCACGCTCTAAAATTAGCTCGTCATAATGTTTATGCCTGCATTTAAGCTCTATATGTAGCCTGTAGATAGTGCTAGTGCAGTCGTGGTTATCGTACTGGTCAGCGCTCTTTTCTAAGTCGCTCAGGTACCAACCTTTGATGTAGTTAAACAGCTCTTGCTCGTTTTCTATCATCTGCAACCCTTACAAAACCATATGATGTTTTCATAAGAGTTTTTCTGATAGCCAAACTTGTCTAACTGTGTAACCGTAGCGCACCTATCGCACGTCTCTACCTTGTACTCAGCTGCTAGCTCACCATTTACAAAGAGCTTGCCTGTCATTTCCTTTAAGTTGATAAGCTCGTATCTGTCGCTCATACTTGTGGCGCCCAACCTGTAGATGTCTGCATATACCAAACTGGCTCGCATTGTGTGGCCTTGCTCTTTTCAATACAGCTGTAGTTACCCCATTCACGCCCGGTTTTCGAGCTTGTTCCGGTTTTCCAAATACGGGCACCGTGTTTACACTCAGGCTTGCCTTGTAGATAGATGCCACCTAGCTCGTTTTTAACTGCCTCTATAGTCTGTGCCACGGGTGTAGTGGCCCATAAATCCTCGCTAGCTGGGGCTACATCTTTAGCGCTTAGAGCTTCGACCTTTTCCATATCCTGTTTTGTACTGCGAGCAATACCGCCAGGTGTAAGCAGGCCTATAACTCTTCCATAGCAGCTCGTTATCGCGTTTTCTACCCAAAAATGAAGATTTACGCCTCTGTCGCTACGCATCTCAAAGGCATAATCTACAGCGCTTGGCTTTTCATCTTCATAGTTTTTGTAGGCTTCACCCTTAACTAAAATATAACCTTTTGTTATATCTATATCCTCAATATATGCAACTAATCTTAGGCTAGGGTATTCACTACGCGCCCTAATAATCCGAGCGTTGACATCCTCGTATCCTTCAAGAAAATTACTCACTTAGCGGCCTCGCTTTCGCGTAATGCCTTAGCGATGTTACGGCCACGTAGGTAACCTTCACCCAGGCCGACTTTGTAGCCCATCTCGTAAGCTGCATAAATAAATAGGCCCATAAATAGAGCCACCATACCAACTACTATAAAGTCTAAACTGTTCATCTTTCGCCCTTTGTTAAGGCCGAGTAGCTACCTATCCGGGTAGCCCTCCCGGCGTGTGTAGTTAAAGTATGAACCTACCCACCGACAAAAGGCAACGCGACACGCCCTACTTAGATAATCTGTCCTCTAGCAACATCTCATAGATTTTATCCACGCGTATCTCTATGCGCTCAACGCGCCCTACTAGGTTATGCCCGCCGTTGTTATCGGGCTTTAACTCAGCCAGGTAATACTTAACAAGATGGCGCACAAGCCCAGCCATAAGGCCCCCAAGCGTGGCTATCCCCAAAGCCATAGCTACATATGCCTGGGCTTGCGACATTCTACTTAGCCCCTACGCCTAATTGTTTTTCATTAGGTGCTAAAGCTTTAAGTACTGGCCCGATTAGCCCAGCTAGAAAAGCATTAGCTAGGACTTTAGGGTCTGTGATACCTGATAGATACAGCGCACCCACGCACGATAGAGCTGCACGTAGGTAGGACAAGGCCGCGGCCTTTAGTTGCTCTTGCATTGTATTGCTCCTAAATGCCCTTTAGTTGATTTGTTTTAGTACAAAAACCGTATTGGTACCTGAAGCCACAATCCCATAAAGGCCTTCATTATCGCCTACGGGTAACTCCATTTTATCATCGGTGTCTAGCTTGTAACCGTTTGCTGTGGTCACGTTGCTACCGCCGATATACAAAGCACCACCTGAGTTATGTACCCACACGGTTTGGTCAAAGGTTGAGGCTGCTACCAATAATGTAGCTGTAGTACCTACGCTTACTTGTGAACTAGTTGGCATTTTCTATCCCTAACTTGGTAATTAAAACCCTGACCTTTTCAGGGCTTAGTGCTATCTCAAAGTGCATCTCATCTTTACGGTTTTTGTAATCCCCGCCCCAGGTTAGCCCGTACTTTTTAGCCAGGGCACGAATCATTGGCACCTTAGCTGCCTCAAACGTACCTATCTTAGCCAGCGGGTGCTTTGTAGCGTTAAGGTCTATAGCTGTACCGCTGGCGTGGTTACTAATCTTATCCGTAGTGCCTCGCACCATACGGTAGCAGTAGCCCCAGTCATCTAGCGCGCCGCCCTCTAGCGGCTCTATTAGCTCGTTAAACTCTTTAGCAAAGTTAATAAGTAACGGTGCTACCTTTTCAGCGCAACGCAATTTAAGGTTTGTGCCTTCGACCTTGTAAGCTTTTATGCCTATCTCAGCCTGGTCTTTAGATGCAGGCCACCCGTTGTAGCTAGTCTGCAAGGGCTGCGATTTCATCTGCAGTTAATCCGAGCTTTGCATAGACGGCCTGGCGGGCTGCGGCTTTGTCAGCTGCCTCTTTGTCATCGGCTGCTTTTTTATTTGCATAAGCCTCAGCATCGGCTCCACGCTGAGCCAATTCATCGGCAGTCAGCTCGCGCTCTGTCACTTCGCCTGTTGTGCAGTTGATTTCTAGTGCTGTAGTCATATTTCTCCTTATGAGTTTTTGATGCCGTAGAGGTAAGCCGTTGAATATTGCGCCCAAGTTCCATTACAAGTAATTTGAATTGAAGTAATGGCTGCCGTGTTTGACAATAAGCCAGCAGTCAAAGTTGCAAAAGATACTGATGTGTTTTCTTCTGAAGTTAAATCGGAAGATAAAGATTTGTTGTTGCTGCCAGCATAGTTAGGAATATAGATGCTACTGCTTCCAAAAGTGTTAATAGTTGCTGTACTACCATCTGACTCACCTGTATAAAGAAAAGTAGTACCGTAGGTACCACTACTTGCGGCTGAGCCGTTGCCTTGTATATATTTATTTGAGTATGAAGTAGCGGTATTATTGAACTTTACTTTGAACTCAGTATTGTTATCTACGGTAGTTCCATCTCTTGTAGAAGATAAAAGCATTAAATCAGTATAAGTTCCAGGAATAGAAGTAAACTCAATAGTTGCTGCTCCAAGAACACCTACTGTAACGCTAGCAATTAAGGTAAATGTATTTGCCATAGTTTATGCCGCCGCGATTCCATAGAGTGTAAAGGTTGAGCCTGTTGCAAAGTTTCCACTTGATGCGCCAATAATATCTATACGAGTAATTGCGGCCGTTGAACGCCATAGATTAGCGTGAGCACCAACCCAACCAGCAGGATTATTTATTCTATCAAAACCAGTTTTATATGTAGTCGTATTTGCATAATTCATAATTTGAAAAATAAGGTTTTGACGATTAGCGAGTGAACCAATTGCAGGATAAAACTGGGTGTCGCTAGTTTGACGGTCACTTGATGCAGTTGTTCCATTACCTCTTATACGAGTTGATGAATAGTTAGTTCCACTATCAGAATTATATCGAATCATCATATCTGTACCACTAGACATAGTACCCTCAAATACAAATATCAAATCTGTATAAACTCCTGAGATAGATGTAAAAGAAACAGTATTAGTATTACTGCCTAAAGTAGTAGTTGCTAAGGGAGTGTATGTAGAACCTGCAGCCATTTTTATGCTCCCTTAATCCCGTATAGTGCAAAAGATGAGTATTGAACAAAACTTGATGTTCCGCCTTGTGCCTTTAATGTGATTGAAGTTATAGCGTTACTGTTTTGCCACAGTCCAGATGTTAAATAAATCTCACCGCTACCATTGTTATCAAATCCACCCAATGAACGCATAGTTTTATATTTGTTTGTATTGGCGTAATCTAAAATATCTACAACAGAAACACCAAAAACACTAGCCGTTGCCGTTGCTGCTGCTGCTCTTTCAACATCCATAAAAGTTTGAGTAGCAAATCCAAAAGCAGTTGCAGCAGAGCCATCGCCGCCAATGCCGTGATAAGCATAATTGCTACCTGTATCGGCATTAAATTGCATAGCAATATAATCACCTGTTTGGCTTCTCGTGCTTCGAGACATAATTCTTATTTGTAAATGCGTATAAGTAGCAGGTATGCTGCTAAAAGTAATTGTGCCAGTAGTGCTACCTAAAGTGGTAGTAGCAATAGACTCATAAGCGGTAGTAGATGCTGCTACACCGCTATCAAGAATAGATACTATTGAGTTAAGCAACCGCGCCCACCACGTACCAGGTATCTGTGGCAACCTTAATACAGGCAGCCGATTTATATTGTGCCACAGTAGGAGATGCCGCTACTGCTCCAGCGCTTAACACCGTGGTAGTACCTGAGGTAACCGCGCTAATAGTGACTAGGCCTACACCTTTGTTAAGTACCGTGATAACCGTACCTACGGCAAAAGCCACGGATGCGTTAGTAGGAATCTTAAAGGCTACAGCTGTGGCCTTGTTCATTGAGATAAGCTGTTGATATTGGTCAGCTATAACAGCCGTGTAGTCCACGGTTTTGTCAGCTGTGACATCGAAAGCCACTAACGTGTTCATAGCTGCGGCAGTTAGCACCTCACCAGTAACAAACGGAAACTCTGTGGCCATTTTATTGCTCCTTAATAACTTAATACGCCGCTGTCAAGCAGGCCGTATATTGCTGAGTCTAATATAAAGCCGTCAATAATTGGCTCTAAAGTGGTAAGTGTTGTTTTCCAGCTATTAGGCGTAATGCTCATAGCCACGCCAAACACCTGCAAAGTCTTAGTAAGGGTTGAGCCCCCAGGTTGGTTAGTTGTAATAGTTACCGGGTCAAAGTAGTCCAGGTCTAGAGCTGCAATAATTCCTAAGTTGTAATTATCGGTATAAAGGTCTAGCTGAATTGCATCGCATCTAATACTAGTTTCAGCTCTAGATGCAACGTATGCCTGGGCATAATCCAGGGCTACGGCATCGGTTTGCATAAGCAGGTTTTGCTGGTTGTAGCTATGCACAAAGTACTTATCTATGCTGGCCTGATTTATGGCCGTTTGAGCTGTGCCGCCTGTACGGGTAACGCTGGCTGAGTTGTAAACAAGGGTATCGTCAAGGCGCCACACCGCATTAAAGTAGCTAATATCTGTGCCGTCATCGTTAAACACCACAGGCGTAAGCCCAGTACTGCCAGCTGTAACTTCTCTATCTTGAAAGACAAACGAGCCAGCCGCATCTACATACAAGGCGCCGTACTCGCTCGTTTCTACCGTCTGCATAGCTGCAAGGCTTGTACGGGCTGTACCTGGGTCTGCCTGCATTGTGGTCAAGCCTACATCCACGTCACGCATAGAGCTAGGCCAGCCAATAGAATCAAGTAAATTATTTATTCTTGCACCGCTAAGCTGACCTGCTGAGGTGCCAGCCACGGTACTAATCTGTGCATTTTGTGCGAGTCTAAAAGCATCTACAGCTGTAATAGTTGTATAAACCACATCATTGGCATTTTTTGGCGTAGTAGTTGTATAACTAGTAATAAAGCCAGCAAAGATAGGGTAAGTGGTTGACCCGTATGTAGCTGTTATCTGTACTTTACGCATAGGCGTTAATAAGTTGTAATACGGGCTAGCTGGGTTTTGTGGGTTAAAGTCTCCGTTTTGGTCAACAATACGCATAGTAAGAGTGCCAGTTTGGAATTGGTCAGCCTGCGGATTACGCCCGCGCTTTGTCTCAATATTATCTACTACGTTAGATACGTCCACAATTACAGCTGCACTATCTCCTAATACGTTTGTGTCTAGTATGCCGCTGTCTAAAATCATAGCCTGAGCAAAGCTAGGGCCAGTACTAAAGTTAATAACGGCGTTAACTACAGGTACGGTCATAGTGACCCTGCAAAGCTAAGATTATTGCCAAATCTGTTATTTTCTTGTACTGCATTTTGTACTACTTCAATAAGGCCACTTGTCTTATCTACTACCGTTACGGTTACATTAGCGCCTGAACCATAACCTGCGCCTGTGTTCATATTGGTGCTATAGCCGCCGAAATCTCCTAGTTTCTTTTGGAACTCTACTAAGGATAAGTATTGAGCGTAGTTTTCTTGTTCCATAGTTTGCGCCATAACATCGGCTAATACTGCCACGGCATCGGTAACTTCCAAAATAGCGCCTATAGACTCTTTGCCAGTAAGTTTTTCTATTTTTGGTACGTCTTTTATGCCAAAACCACTTTTCTTAGTAGTGGTAATAGTGCCAGTAGTTTTTCCACCGCTGCCTAAGCCAGCTAGCAAATCTAGCATCGCCTTAATCTTAGCTAGAGCTGCATCCAGGTTAGCTTGGTCTATAAGCGCTTTAGGTAATAAACTATCTAGAATGGATTTAATACTTAGCATTGTAAAGTTTTGGCTTTGTAGTGCGCTTAATACTTTAAGGTCAGCATTAAGTTTAGCCGTAGCTGCAATAATTGCCTGCGTGTCCTTAGATGCTATTGCCTCTTCTAAGGCTAAAATACTTTGTTTAACTTTTAAGCGCGCAACATCATTAGCAATAGCCAATACTTGCGCGCCTGTAGTTGCTTTACCCAACGCCTCAGCCTGGCCTACTAAGGCAGCGTTAAGTTGGATTTTCTCCATATCAAAAATATCTGAGGCTTTACCTAAAGCTAGTTGAGCTGCAGCCGTTGCCTTGTCTAGTGCGGCTGTCTCTTTCTTTTTCTTAAGAATATCTGCAGCACTTTTAGCTTGGGATTTAGCTAAGGCTGTTAACTCTTTATTTCGTTTAACAGCTAAAGCATTAGCAGCTTCAGCGGCTTTACGGTCACCTGGGCTTTGCTGCCCATAACCTGTTCTAACTTCTTTTACGCCTTGTATTTCTTTAAGTAACTCTTCTGCGCGTTGAGGGCTAAAACGGCCTAATACATTACCTATCAAACCAAAAGCGCCTTTAACTATGCCTGCCCCTGGGATGCTGGCTATCTGCTCTTTAAGATAAACAACGCTATCTATGAAATTAGCTAAAGACTTAGCTGCATTTTCAATATCTGTACTTACATTGGCTATGCCATCACTACCCGTTAATGAGTCGATAGCACCTAATAGGCTTACTCCAATTATTTCTGAGGCATTAGATGAAGCGGCTGCAAGTAAAGACATTTGCCCTGCGTAAGTATTAAGGGCTGCTTTACCTGAACCGGCAAAACGTTCATTAAGCAACGCCATAACATCATCAAAAGACAAAGCTTTAATTTCGGCTTGTGTAAGACCTAAATTGAGTTGCCTTAAACCTTTGTTATTTCCTACATAAGCCTGACTTAATAATTCTATAGTTGAGGAATAATCTAATCCGCTGCCGCTAGAGACATCAAAAGCAAGAGCCATTAGCTCCTGACTTTTAGCTACTGACCCCGTTACATTTGCTAGTGTTGCAAACGCAGGCCTTAAAAAATCATCCAGCACACCCGTTTGGCTCTGCATCTTGTTTATAAAGCCTTCTACATCAACAGTTGCATAAGCTAAACCAACATTTTTTAGACTGTTAGCTAGTAGTTTTTGAGCTTTAATATCCTCACTAGCTGCTTTTACGGATGCCTTACCATAAGCCAAAACGGCTGCAGCGCTAAGGCTTACGCCTAAGGTACGGCCTAGACTTTTTACGCTACCCGTAAGTTTTTTGGTAGCTTTGTCAGCATCTAGAAAAGCCTTTTTACCTAAGAATTGGCTGGCTATATTTACTACTAAATCGGTAGCCATTATGCAGCCCTTCTTGTATGTTCATAAAATAATTCTGAGGCTTTTTCTAGCGCTTTAATAACGGCGGCATTGGCTCGCCCATTATCCTCAGCCCAGGCTCTAAAGATTAAGCGGCCAGTTTGCTTACGCCCTGGGCTGCCTACTAAACCTTTAGGGCGAGCGTTGACTAGCTGACCTGTACTGTTTAAGTTATCTATAAACTGTTTGCCAGCGTTAGGGTTAAGTGAGTTGTTATAACCCTTACGTTGTGAGTTATCTTTTTCTTGATAATACCTAATAGTAAAATCTCCTGGGCCATCTCCTGTGCGATAAACAACGCTTGCAGGTTTATAGTTTGGCTGGCCCTGTGCATTTTTACGGCCGGCAGTCTCATAGATTGCACCGCCTGCAGACTTGTTAATAATCCGAGCTAAAGCTACAAAGCCGTTTTTATTAGGTTTAGATGGTGAGGTTGAATAAGTAATACCGGCTTTAGCTAAAGCTGAATTAAACTTAGGGAATGGCCGGTAAGCAAGATTTTCTGCACCTGATAAGTTTTTAGACCAGCCCGATAACACCTGGCCATCGTTCGGTACGTAACCTCTAGCTACTGAAGTAATAGTTTTGAGCGCTGCAGCCATTTCTTCCTG